GACAACGTAAAGTTTGCTAATGTTGAAGCAACAAACTTCACTTCATATAATGAATTCAATATCTTTGACTCTGCTAACGGCGAAGAAGTTGCGCATTTAACGGGTGATCCAGATAATGGGTTAATCATCCACTCTCATGCACATGCAACTGATGGTGGCATTCGCTTTCAAATTCACAATGCAGCAGACTCTGACTATCTGATTATTTCTAGACCTACTGGTATTTCGTTTGTCAACAGAAGAGCTAGAGACCTTGCTGATCCTACTCAAGATCAAGATGCTGCTACTAAGTCATATGTTGATGGTGTGACACAGGGCCTTTCAATTAGAGACCCCGCAAAGGCAGCAACTGTCACAAACTTGACTAATACAAATGATATTACATCATACGTTTATGACAGTGGAGCTAAAGGCTTTGGAGCAAAGATTTTAATTACGGCTACAATTGGTCTAGACTCTGTTGATGGTTATACGTTACAATTAAATGATAGAGTTATTGTAAAAAATGAAACTGGTGCTAACTTACCATTCAATGGTATTTACACTTGGGACTCTGCAAAGGGTCTTACTAGAGCCACTGATATGGACTCTGGTAGTGAGTTTAACGGTGGTGAATTTGTCTTTGTTCAAGAAGGTACTGTTAACGGTGGCAACGGCTTCTCGCAAAAAGATAATATTACTCTTGTAGGTGATAGTGACGTTCACTTTGTACAGTTCTCTGGTGCTGGTCAGATTACGGCTGGACAGGGTATTGTAAAAGATGGTAACACTCTTGACGTTGATTTATCTGGCACTCCAGGCCTTGAATTCTTCGCTAATCAACTGCAAGCAAAAGTAGATAACTCTACTATTGAAAGAGTTGCTGGTGGTCTTGCTGTCAAAGATGGTGGTATCAGCGTTGATAAATTCCTTACTACTGGTGGTACAGGCGTAACAGTTGATAATATTTTAAGTAACGCTGGACACACAACAGATAATATTTCTGCTGCTCAAATTGGTACCACAAATCAGTTTTATAATACAACAAAAGGTGACTCTGATACTAGAGCATTAGTTGACTCTGCGTTTGTTAGACCATTTGCTAGAGCAGCCATCACAGCAGGTGCAAACATTACATACGATTCGGCAACAGGTGTTATTGCTGGTGTCGCTGCATACGGAGATGCTGATGTCACTGCACTTGTAAATTCTGACTATGTACAAGACAGAGCAGATTCTGCCTACATTAAAACTGTAACAGGTATTGATGCAGGAACTCTTGGTGGTCAGGCTATTGGCGCTTTCTTGAGAAGTGATGCAACAGACGCATACACTAGTGGCACATTAACGTTTAACACTGGCACTACAGTCACTGCGGCAGACGGCGCTACTGTCAACTTTGATATGGCAGATGGAACTGCTCCATTTTCTGTAACTTCTACCACTAATGTACCAAACCTTAACGCCTCTAGTTTGAGCGGTGTGGCTTCTGGTAGTTTCTTGAGAAGTGATACTTCTGATAACTACACAAGTGGTACATTAACATTCGACAATGGAACTACTGTAGCATTTAATAATACCACAGTATCTACTAATGCACCATTTACAGTGGCTTCTACAGTAAAAGTGACTAATCTAAACGCTGACTTGTTAGATGATCAAAATGGTAGTTATTATCGTATAGATATATTAGACTCTACAGGCACAGTACTGAACACATAAGGAAAATTGAATGGCTAATCCATCTACCAGACAAGGACTGATAGATTATTGTAAAAGAAAGCTTGGCGATCCTGTAATTGAGATTAACGTAGAAGAGACTCAGTTAGAGGATCGTGTTGATGAAGCTATTCAGTTCTATCGTGAATATAACTCTGATGCTTTGTTTAGAACATATGTAAAGCATCTTGTTACTGCCGATGATGTTGCTAATAAGTATATTACGGTAAACGATAATGTATTATTTGTACAGAGATTATTTCCTATCAATTCTTCTGGTACAACATCATCAAACTTTTTTGATTTAAAATATCAGTTGTCTTTAAATGAACTTTATGACCTGAATACGTTTATTGGTGACTTGGCTTACTATGAGCAAATGCGTCAATATGTTTCTTTACTTGATATGAAACTCAATGGTCATCCACAGATTACTTTTAGTAGAAATCAAAATAGAATTTATATTCATGGTGATTTCAATAATCAAGAAATTGAAGCAGGTGATTATATTGTCTTTGAAGTTTATCAAGCAATTGATCCTGAGACACATACAGACGTTTATAATGATATTTTCTTAAAAGAGTATTTGACACAACTGATCAAACAGCAATGGGGCGCTAATCTGATTAAGTTTGACGGCATGGTTTTGCCTGGTGGTGTAACAATGAACGGTAGACAGTTATATGATGATGCAACTCAAGAGCTAGAAAGATTAAGGGAACAAGTCAGACTTACTCATGAAATGCCTGTTGACTTCTTTTTAGGATAAGACATGGCTAGAAATCCGTATATATCTCAAGCAGTTCGTTCAGAGCAAGACCTTTACGAAAATATCATCATTGAATCTCTAAAGATTTATGGGCAAGATGTTGAATACATGCCTAGAACTCTTGTTAATGAAGATGCCATTTTTGCTGAAGACCCTGTATCTAGATTTGATGATGCATATACAATTGAAATGTATCTTGAGAACACAGATGGCTTTGAAGGTGATCAAGAGCTATTCACAAAGTTTGGTGTAGAAATTCGTGACAGAGCAACTATGCATGTTGCACGACGCAGATGGGATGCTGTTGTTGGTGCATATGTCACTTATGATAGACCAAGAGAAGGTGATCTAGTTTACTTGCCATTGTCCGATCAAATCTTTGAAATTATGAGAGTGGTGGACGATAGACCATTCTACCAGCTTTCTAATCTTCCTACATATAGACTTGACATTGAACTCTTTGAATACAATGATGAAGACTTTGATACAGGTGTTGAAGAAATTGATGAAGCTGAGTCGTTGGGTAATGTTATTAAACTAACTCTGAATGCTTCTGACTCCGATGGTCTTGAGCTTGGCGAAAATATTGAATACTTAGTTGATAGTGCAAATGGACCTAAGCTGGTTGGCGAAATTGTCAACTGGGATGCATCAACAAATATTCTGCAAGTTGCACACATCGGTTCAACAGATGGCAAATTCAGAACGTTCACAGCAGGCACTTCAATCACTTCTACGACTACTAACATCACAAAAACAATTTCTGCAATTGATGAAGAACTGCAACAATCGTTTAGTCAGAATGATGCATTTGAAACAACAGGTGATGATATCATTGACTTTAGTGAGAGCAATCCATTCGGTGAGGTGACATAAGATGCTAAATCAACATTTTTATCACGAAAAGATTCGTAAATGCGTTGCTGTCTTTGGCACTCTATTCAATAATCTTTATGTATTAAGAAAGAATAGTTCTGGTGCTGTTATCAGTCAATTAAAAGTTCCACTGAGTTATGCACCAAAACAAAAGTTTTTGGATCGTATTCGTGAAACAGAAAACATGTCTGATGCAAAGCTTGCAGTAAAATTACCGAGAATGTCTTTTGAAATGTCTGCTCTTTACTTTGACCCTAGCAGACAGTTGCCTAAAGTAAATAATTTTACTCGCCTCGTTTCAACAGATACTGGTGTAAGAACAAAGTTCTTTACTGCTGTGCCATATATTATTAACTTTCAGTTAAACATTTTGGCGAAGACAAATGAAGATGCAGTACAAATTCTAGAGCAGATTTTGCCGTTCTTTAATCCTTCATATACAATCACAATGAAGCCGTTTTCTGATTATGATGATATTACAGAAGATATTCCGATTTCTTTGATTGGCTTATCTTTTAGTGATGACTATGAAGGTCAATTGGAAAATAGAAGAACTATTGTCTATACTCTAGATTTTGAAATTAAAACACAGTTCTTTGGTCCAGTTGCTGATAGTAAAATCATTCGCAAAGCTATTGTGGACTTCAAAGATCAAGATACAAGTGATCTTCTTGAGAGAATTACAGTTGAGCCTAATCCAGCTTCTCTTAACATTATTGGTGATAGTGACTTTGACACAACCACTACATTCTTGTATCCAGGTGAGGGTGATAGCATTTAGTGATTTCAAAATTATATAATGAAGATGGTCTGAATATTGTAGTAAAAGGTTTTTGTCCAGTAGATGTTCTTGAGATATGGAAATCTGAAAAGCTGAATAGCTACAGATATCTCAAAGGTGATTATCTAGTCAAAGTCAGTGAACATAATAAAACTGTTTATATAACAGATTTTGCAGGTAGTCAATCTCCTGGACAATTACCTAGAAATTCAACAATTGTAATCCAAGATAATGAGATAGTATACTGTAAACAAAATTGGACTACAACTAGAAAATATTATATTCCACCTCAAGGCTTTGAAAGAAAGACTAATTTTGACGACTTCTTTCATGCAATTGATAATGCTGTTGCATTAAGATGTACTGATAATCCTACAATAACATTAAGTTGTGGTCATGACTCTGGTGTAATAGCAGCGTCTGCACTAAAACAAAATTTAAAATTTAATGCTCTTTCATTACGCTCAATTGAAAATGAAGATGTACTTGAGAGACGTAGTGAATTGGTAAATGGAACAATACTTGATGGATTTACTCAAGGCAGTGGTCATGACTTTATTGTTAATTTTATTTCAGATAATGTTGTAGTTAGCGGACTAGGTGCTGATGAACTTTATGTGACAGGTGATGATGAATTACTTGCTGAATTTTATGCAGATACGATAGACCTATATGCAAGTAGAGGTATCGAGCATAGATTTCCTTTATCTGATTATTCTGTTTGGGAAGAATATTTTTCTTTAGATGAACGAATAATTAATAAAGCGAACAAATCACCGTTTATAAAATATATGGAGACACTTGATTTTCCTGTTCATTATGGCGAAAAAGTATCTTTTGGTATATAAAAGTCTGATATTATAAATACTTAAAAAACACTAAGGGATAACCATGAGCTTTTCTAGATATTTTGACAACTCTGAATTAGCAGAAGCTATTCGTATTGCGAATGGCCAGACCAAAGGTGTATCCCATATCAATAAGTTTGGATACTTAGTTGGTACTGCCAGCAATACATTAGAAACTGTCTGGGACGGTGGAGGAATATATTCCTACATTGATTCTGTCGGTGCTTCAAGCACTCTAACTGTGACTTCTAATGCAACTGATAGTGGATTAAGTATTGAAGTTCAAGGACTAGATGCTTCATATCAGTCTTTAACAGAAACTATCACTGCGACTAGCGCAGGTAATACTGGATCATCAGAGTTTTACAGAGTGTTTAGAGCGTTGATAGTTAGCAGTGCGGATTCTACAAATTCTGGTGATATTACCATTGATGCAGGATCAACCACTCTTGCGCAGATTTCACAAGATGCTGGCCAGACACTGATGGCTGTATACACTGTACCTGCTGGTAAAACTGCATATCTTAAAAAGTTTCAAGGATCAGTGGGCAAAGCTGGCGGCGATGCTGCATTTTCTCTTATGGCTAGACCAGAAGGCGGGGCCTTTAATATCAAAGGTAGGTATGGAACTGCAACAGCGCCAGTAACATATGACTATCCTGTTCCCTTAGAATTTGAAGAAAAAACTGATCTTGAAATTCGTTCTAAAGGCGCAAACAATATTGATGTTGGTGCAATCTTTGATTTAATCTTACTGGATGACTAATGACTGAAAAAAGTGAAGTGAAAGACGACTTTGAGTATTCTAGAGCAACTTACTATGAGTTGTTAGAAAAAGGTCGTGAAGGTCTTGATTTGATGATGGAAGTAGCAAGAGAATCTGAACATCCCAGAGCTTTTGAAGTTTTATCTGGCATGATTAAGCAAATGTCAGATGTAAATGATAAGTTGATGGATTTACAAAAGAAAAAAGTAGACCTCAACGGACCAAAAAAAGAAGAGAAAAAACAAATCACTCAAAATAATGTATTTGTGGGCTCAACAGCAGATTTACAAAAGATGCTGTCTGGTGATATGGAGGTGATTGAACATGATAATGACGGAACTGACTAAAGGTATATTCAAACTTTTAAAAAGACTCATAGGTGAGTCAAGTATTTTACTCGCAGTAATTTACACAATTGGACATATTTTCATTGCAACTATCTGTAACTGGCTGATTACAGGTGCAGCTATGGAATTAGCAGCAGTAGATGCAATTGTAGAGCCTATCATTAATGGTTTCTGGTTCTATGCTCTACATAAATTTGCAAAAAGATTTATTAAATGAACTTCGAAAAAGAAACTTATCTAGGCAATGCACAAGTCAAGAAAGATGGTGTGCAACAGGCTTGGACAAAAGAAGATATTGTCGAATACCAAAAATGTATGAAAGACCCGGTGTACTTCGCTGAGAAGTACGGTAAGGTTATCAACTTGGATAAAGGCTTAGTGCCATTCGAAATGTATCCATATCAAAAGAAGATGTTTGATCATTTTGAAAATAATAGATTTTCTATTGTACTTGCTTGTAGGCAGTCTGGCAAATCAATTTCTTCTTGTATGTACATTCTTTGGTATGCATTATTTCATGCTGATCAAACTATTGCAGTATTGGCAAACAAAGGTGCAACTGCTAGAGAGATGCTTTCTCGTATTACACTTGCACTTGAGAATGTGCCTTTCTTTTTGCAGCCCGGCACTAAAGCACTGAACAAAGGCTCTATTGAGTTTTCAAATAACTCTAGAATTATGGCAGCAGCAACGTCAGGTTCATCTATTCGTGGTCTTGCAGTAAATCTATTGTTTTTGGATGAGTTTGCATTTGTAGAAGATGCAGCAACATTCTATACGTCTACCTATCCTGTTATTTCATCTGGTAAAACATCAAGAGTTATTATCACCTCTACGGCTAATGGTATTGGTAATACTTTTCATAAAATCTATGAAGGTGCTGTACAAGAGACAAATGAATTTAGACCATTTCGTGTAGACTGGTGGGACGTGCCTGGTAGAGATGAAGAATGGAAACAGCAAACAATCTCAAATACTTCAGAGCTTCAGTTCCAACAAGAGTTTGGGAATACTTTTTTTGGAACAGGTAATACACTGATTGCTGCGGATGCTCTCTTGAACATGAAAGCATCTTTACCTTTAGAAGATAAAGGGGATGTTAAAATATATGAGCAGCCCAAGACTGGACATGATTATATTATGACAGTAGATGTAGCTAAAGGTCGAGGTCAAGACTATTCTACATTCAATGTCATTGATATCACACAAACACCATTTAAGCAAGTTGCAACCTATAAAAATAATCTAGTCTCACCAATTTTATTTCCAAGTGTCATACACAAATGGGCAAAGAAGTATAATGATGCATATGTTATTGTAGAATCAAATGATGCCGGTTCTGTAGTGGCAAATGGTCTGTATTATGATATTGAGTATGAAAATGTACATGTAGAGTCGATGATTAAAGCCAATGCGATTGGTGTTACAATGAATAGAAAGATTAAACAGATTGGTTGTTCTAATCTCAAGGACTTGATTGAAGAAAATAAACTAGAACTGGTAGATGGTGATACTATATCAGAATGCTCTACTTTTGAAGCAAAAGGTAATTCTTTTGAAGCATCAAATGGAAATCACGATGATTTAGTTATGAATTTGGTGATGTTTGCTTGGTATGTTGGCACAGAATCATTTATTAATCAGTCCGATGTGAGTATTAGACAAATGCTTTATGAGGAAAAGATTAAAGCAATTGAAGAAGAAGTAACTCCTGTTGGATTTATTGATGATGGAATTGAGCCTGAAAAGAGAGAAGTTTATGGTGGTGATGTTTGGGTTGAACATAGATCGGACATGTTCTAAAAATCGTTTAATTTATAAATATTAATACTGTTTGAAGTAAATCTTATTATGTATACCTTATAATTAATTCAAACGAAAAGAGGAAGACTCATGGCATTTTTCACGCCTTCGCTGTCTCCAGCTGTAGTAGTTCGTGAGTTTGACCTCACGGGTGTTGTTCCAAACGTTGGCACCGTTACTGGTGTATTCGTTGGTAACTATCGCTGGGGTCCAGTTGAACAACCAACATTTGTAGATAATGAAGCAACTCTTGTTTCTAAATTTTCTACTCCCGACACAAACAATGCGGTAGACTTTCACACTGCTGCACACTTTTCAAAGTATTCCAATCAGCTTCTGAACATTCGTGCTGTAACCAGCGCTGCATTCAACTCATATGATTCTGATACCACTAATGGTGTCACTTCTGGTGTTGGTCAGTCTGCTAACAGAGGGCAGCGCCTTGTAAAGAACGAAACTGATTTTAACAATCTGCGCAGTGCCCTTGACTCTGATGGTCATAGCTTTGTTGCAAAATATCCAGGTTCGCTTGGTAACTCGCTTCAAATTCAAATGTGTGGATTTGATGTGGGCGACTCTGCATTTACAGACTGGTCACTGAGAGTACAGTTTGATCAGGCTCCTGGTACTTCTTCATACCTCGCTGGTAAGAATGGTGAAGGTGATGAAGTGCATGTTGCAATCATTGACCAAGATGGACAGTTTACAGGAACTAAAGGTGAAGTTCTCGAAACATTCCCATATCTCTCGCTGGCAAGAGACGCAAAGAACGCAGATGGTTCGACAAACTATATTGCTGATGTACTGAATAATCAGTCCAGCTATGTTTGGCTTGTAGATGCTGCCAATATCGACTCTGATTACAGAGTAGCAGGTGCTGGTACTGATGCAGCGGACTCTGGTGATAACTTTAAGCTGATTGCTTCTAAGCAAGGCGTAAAGACTATCAGCATGGTTAACGGTGCTAACTCTGGTTCTCTTGGAACTTCTGAATATGCAACAGGCTTTGATCTTATCGAAGATGTAGATGCATATGATGTAGACTTCCTTATTGCACCACCAGTAACTGCAACTAACGGCGCAAACACTACAGCAGATACAATTATCACAGACTTGAATACGATTGCTGCTACAACTCGTAAAGACTGTGTGGTAGTTGCATCTCCCCCAAAAGCTTCTGTAATTAATACAACTACTCCGGTAGATGATACAATTACTTTTGCTAATCTGCTTCCATCCAGTTCTTACATTTTTCTTGATAACAACTATCTCAAGGTCTTTGATAAGTACAATGATCAGTTCATTGAAATTCCAGCAAACGGTTCTACGGCAGGTCTGATGGCGCAGTCTGATCAAGACACTGCTCCTTGGTTCTCTCCAGCTGGTTTGAGAAGAGGTCAATACTTCGGTGCTATTGACATTGCTCATTCTCCAAACAAAGCAGAAAGAGATAGACTCTACAGAGCTAACGTAAACCCAATTGCTAATATTCCAGGTGCTGGCATTACACTGTTTGGTGACAAAACCATGCTGCGTAGACCTTCCGCATTTGACCGCATTAACGTGCGTCGTTTGTTCCTCACTCTTGAAAGAGCAATTGCAAGAGCAGCAAAGTCTGTACTGTTTGAATTCAACGATGAATTTACCAGAGCAGAATTTGTCAATCTCGTAGAGCCTTTCTTGAGAGAAGTAAAAGGTCGTCGTGGTATCACCGACTTCCGTGTAGTTTGTGACGAAACAAACAACACGCCTGAGATTATTGACCGCAATGAATTTATTGCCACTATCTTCATCAAGCCTGCTCGTTCTATCAACTTCATCACACTGAACTTTGTTGCTGTTAGAACTGGTGTAGACTTCGAAGAAGTAGTTGGCTTACAATTCTAAACCGCTTAACTAGGAGATAAAAGATGGCTATTTTAGGAGTCGATGACTTCAAAGCAAAACTGAAAGGTGGCGGTGCTAGAGCTAATCTATTCAAGGCAACTGTCAACTTTCCAGGGTATGCAGCGGGTGATGTAGAACTTACATCATTCATGTGTAAAGCAGGACAACTTCCTGGCTCGGTTATGGCAGAGATTGTTGTGCCGTTCCGTGGTCGTGAACTCAAGATTGCTGGTGATAGAACATTTGATACATGGGATATCACAGTAATCAACGATACTGATTTTAACGTTCGTAACGCTATGGAACGTTGGATGAATGGTATCAATGGTCACACCACAAACGAAGGTCTTGTTAATCCAACAGACTATCAAGCTGACTTAATTATTGAGCAGCTAGATAAGAATGGTGACACACTGAAGACCTACAACTTCCGTGGTACGTTCCCAACTAACGTTTCTCCGATTGATGTATCGTATGATGCAACTAACACAATCGAAGAATTCACTGTGACTTTCCAAGTCCAGTACTGGGAATCCGACACAACGTCCTAATGGGATGAATAAATAGGGGGGATACATTCTCCCCTATTACTTTTATTTGGAGATAAATTTTGGCAGACGACAATAGTTTAAAAGTTTTTGGCTTTGAAATCAAGAGAGCCACTAACAGAAAAGATAAAGAACAATTACCTTCTATTGTACCGCCATTAGATGATGACGGCGCTGGCTATGTTACTGCGTCGGGTAGTTATTATGGCTCATTTGTCGATCTTAGTGGCGACAAAGCAAAAGATGACAAAGACTTAATCAAAAAGTATAGAGATTTAGCAACTCATCCAGAAGTAGATGCTGCAATTGAAGATATTGTAAATGAAGTTATTTCTGGTGAAGATGAAATTGTACAAGTTGATCTTGACAATGTAGAAACATCAGACTCTATTAAAAAACAAATCAAAGAAGAATTTGATAATATCTGTGCAATGTTAGATTTCCAAAATTATGGACATGACATTTTCCGTAGATATTATGTTGATGGTAGAATTTATCATCATCTGGTGGTTGATCCTAAAAGACCACAAGAAGGTATTCAAGAAATTAGACCTATTGACTCTACTAAAATTCGTAAAGTCAAAGAAGTTAAAAAAGAAAAAGACCCTGTTACAGGCGCAAATATCGTCAAGAAAGTTGATGAATACTACATCTATAGTGATGATGCATCAGCAAACTACTTGACAAAAACTGCTGGTAATAGCCAAGCTAATAATGCTGTCAAACTTTCGCTTGATTCTATTAGCTATGTCACAAGCGGCCTTTTAGATTCTCCCAGAAAGAAAGTCATTTCTTATTTACATAAAGCAATTAAGCCCATCAATCAATTGCGTATGATGGAAGATGCTTTGGTAATCTATAGGTTAGCAAGAGCGCCTGAAAGACGTATTTTCTATATTGATGTAGGTAACTTACCTAGAGGTAAAGCAGAGCAATATCTTAAAGATATTATGGCTCGCTATAGAAACAAGCTTGTCTATGATGCAAACACTGGTGATCTTAGAAATGATCAAAAGCATATGTCTATGCTTGAAGACTTCTGGCTTCCAAGACGTGAAGGTGGCAGAGGCACAGAGATTTCAACACTGCCCGGTGGCCAGAACTTAGGCGAAATTGATGATATTATTTACTTTCAGAAAAAAGTTTACAAGGCATTAAATGTTCCTGTTGGTCGAATTAATCCAGAAGAGCAGGCCGGTGGTATTTTAGGCAGAGCATCTGAGATTACAAGAGATGAATTTAAGTTTCATAAGTTTGTATCTAGACTGCGTAAAAGATTTTCTGAATTGTTTATGAATATTCTAAGAAAACAACTTCTTCTCAAGGGTATCATTACAGAAGATGATTGGGAATCTTGGAAAAGAAATATTCTAGTTGACTTTATCACAGACAACTATTTTGCAGAATTAAAAGAATCTGAAATGCTTAGAGAGCGTATTGGTACACTGCAAAGTATGGAAACATATGTCGGCATGTTCTATTCCAAATCATGGGTCCAGAAGAATGTTCTTATGCTTACAGATGATGAAATTAAGCAAATGGATAAAGATATCGCTGATGAAAAGAAGTCTGGTGAAATCGAAGAACCAGAAGAAGGTGATGAAGAAATCGCTTAATTTCAAATTATTATAAATATTATTACATAATTTTAATTGAGGTAAATAAATGACTGAAATCGCTGACTTTCTAAATAATGTCACTACTAAGAACTTTGTAGAAGCTGAGAAGCAATTCAGTGATCTTATTAATGCAAGATTATCTGATCGTATTGAAGGTGAAAAGGCCAGTGTGGCCGCACAGATTTTTAATAATACTGTAGAAGAACCTACAATTGAAACGGAAACAGAAGTCGAAAATGAAGACGTTTAAAGAATTTAGTCTAAACATCATTCCGAAAGGACACAAGATGGTTAAGGTCTTGCAGTCCAAAGCGGGTGAAGTCATGGTTACCAAAAAAGATAATAAATTTAATATTATGTTTGATAATCAGACTGTAGACACAGAAGACAATGAGCGGGACGCTATGAAGTCTGCTCGTAACTTTGTTCAATTGATGAGCAAGGGCTCTGCTGGTATGAGTACTTCTGATCTTGGTGGCAAAAGAAGCGGAAGAGGTGGATACTTCAAATGAAACTGATTACAGAGCATACAGAAAATGTTGAATATATCGTTGAAGCAAAAGAAGACGGTAGTAAGAATTATGTAATCGAAGGTATCTTTGCCCAAGCAGAGCAAAAAAATAGAAATGGTAGAATTTATCCAAAAGCAATTTTGGAAAACGCAGTTTCTAAGTATGACAAGGAGCAGGTGAAAACCCAGCGTGCAGTAGGTGAATTGAATCACCCTGCCGGTCCTATCATTAACTTAGATAAAGTTTCTCATCGTATTACTGAACTCAAGTGGAACGGTAATGACGTGATGGGAAAGGCACTTATTCTTGACACCCCTAATGGTAAGATTGTGAAAGGTCTCTTAGATGGTGGAG